ACATCATTCAGGTCGAGGACATTGAAGTCCTTTGCACCAACACGGACCAAGTAGAGCTGCGGATTGTCGCGATTATCGACGACATGGTGCAGACCCACCCAGCCATTCTTTTTCCGCCTGACATCGCGGAACCCGCGCAGTTCGGACCAGCCAGAGCCGTCACTACTGTGACAGTTGAACTCGACGGATCCGACCTTCAGTGGGAGGTGCTGGAGCAATGAAGCGCACCACTCAAGAGATCACGCTCCACCAAGCTTTGGCTCAGCGGTTGCTGGACATGGGCTTGAAGAAAGCCGACGTGGCTGCAACGCTCCAGCGGAAACACGGCATGAGTCGTGCCACCGCTTACAGGGACGTGGACACCGCCGACATTCTCCGTGCTTCGGAAGATCCAGAGCTGGAAGCCGAGCCGGTGCCTGCCATCGATTTTCACGACAGGGACGCATTGATGCGGATGACGCGCCAGCTCCTGATCGAAGCGTTCCAGGCAGGCAATGTTCAAGATTATGCCCGTCTGGTGCGCGAATACGAAAGGCTCGCCCGTATGGGTGGCCTGAAAATGTCTCACGAACAGTGAGATTTTGTCTCATACGAACCAGCCATGAACTTCTTTCCCAATCGCCTCACAGACAACTCTCGTCCGAGCCCCCGTCAGGGGGCGAAGGACTGGGAACCCGTAACACGTTGGACACGAGCCAGCTCTACTGGACGTGTTATCCGTTGCCCGCATTGCGGAACTGAAAACCGTATTTATCATTTTTCTTGGTGTGCAGTGACGTGCCAGGGATGTAAACGTATGGTCGATAAATACGATTGGAGCTACAAAAAATGAGCACCAAACTCAACGGGTCAAAGTATTCACCAGCAGGTAGTCGCGTTCCAACCGAACTCCTGCCGACTGCCATCCGTTATGAACGTGCCAGGGCTGTTGTATTTGAGCAGCTGGGGCAGTTCAGCCACGCTAATGAGTGCAGGCGACTTACTCGCGTTTATGAACAGCGGGTTTTTGAGGAGTGCGATCCAGGAACTCAGGCGTAGGGCCAGCACAGCGTTGTATCTCCGAGCCACACGTCCTCGTCGTTTACATCGATGGGGCGTGCGGCAACGTACTCGCCAAATAGCTGCTTCAAACGTTCCAGGGGTATCCCTAGGTCTGCCGCTTGAATGGCCACGTTTGTCGTCCCTTTGTAGAGACGATCCAGGGCTTCTTCTAGTTCTTGAGGGCTTGCTGGGCGTTCCAAATGTCCATTCTCTCCAGCCATTGACACTCCGCCCCACGTAATTCTAACTCATTAAGCAAGCGGACCTGCGGTGCTCCGCTCCGACGTGCCACCACAATGGCTCCGCTTTTTGGCTTGAGCCCAGTCAGGGTCTGAAGTCCCAGGGAATACGCCCCAGCCTGGCAGATGTAGTTGGCCAGCATTTCTTCGCTGCGGGCGTTCACGCTGGTTTTCCAGTCAGCGATGCAGAGCGTGCCACCTACATCGAGCAAGGCATCTGCTGTTCCAGCCCAGCCTCGTGGGTCATGAATGGAAAATTCGATCGCATGAATGGCGGTTACGTTCTCTCCGATCCAAGACCGTAGACCTCGGGCGTAGCCACTGGCGCTCCAGGAGACCCTAGGAGCCCCTTGAATGGCCTTTTCGATGGCCCAGCTGGTGATTCCCTTTGGAGCACGTTCCAGGCCGTCATCTCCAGTCCTCCAGCTTCCTCGCTTGTTAGCGCTATTGCGTGCAAGTTTTGCTGCTGTTTTGAGGACGTATTCCGCGTGATCGTGAGCCAGAGTCCCGCGCTGGCAGGCAATGTCACGCTCAGCGGGAGCAGTAGGTCTTTCAAGCCAACGGTCCAGAGCATCTTTTTGCCATTGCGGTGAGGTTTCTTTGAGGATGTGCGTCACTGACGCATACGTGTTGCCTCGTTCATCTCTGTACACACGATGCGGGCCAGAGTCGTCACGTACCAGGGTCCAGCGGCGTAATCCGGCGAGGGCGTTCTGTGTATCAGCGGGCATCGGCTAGTTCAGATTCACGGGCCAGCCATGCACTCTGTAATTGATGAGCTTTGGGCTC